TGTGACCGGAAGCTCGTATGCGATCTCGGAGAAGATTCGGTCATCGCCTTCGCAGAGCATTCCACCCTGCAAGCGATATGGAGTTGCCGTCAGACCGACGACGCGCACGTTCGGGTTGACGTTGGCGACACCTTCAAGGAACGCCCGATACATTCCTTCGGCCTTCTTCGGCACGAGGTGCGCTTCGTCGATGATGATCAGATCTTGCCGTGGGATGATGGTCGACTTGCGATAGATCGACTGGATGCCGGCAAACGTGATCCGCTCGCGAGCTTGCTTCTTGCCGATGCTTGCCGAGTAGATACCAACCGGCGCTTGAGGCCAGAGCGTCCGCAGCTTCTGGTAGTTCTGCTCAATCAGCTCCTTGACGTGCGTCAGCATCATCACGCGCTGCGTCGGCCATCGGAACAGGATGCCCTTCACCAGCGCCGCAATGATCAGCGACTTGCCGGCGCCTGTCGGCAGAACGAGAAGAGGATTGCCGCGCTGTTGCTCGAAGTAGTCGTAGAGCGAAGCGATGGCGTCTTGCTGGTAGTCGCGAAGGTTGAACATCTGAAACCCGACAGAGAAAGAACCGGCCAGCACTCAAAGACCCGTACCCATCAGATCCTAGAGTTCACGCTGGCCGGCTGTCTGGCAACACACCAGACTAGAAAGTCACTTGCGCGCCCACGGCGGCGAACCGGCACCGCCCGAACTCTTCGCCGCTGGCGTAGCTGGAGCACCGCCGTCGATCGCGCGGTATCCCTTGATCTCGTTCGTCGGTTCGTATCCGGCGTTGCCCGGACGAATCACGACCTTGGCCGAGACGACGATACCGTGGAGCTCTTCGCTGTCGGTGATCGCCGACTTGCCGCACGCCTGCACGAGCGCCTTGAGGTCGCGCTGTGCGATCTCGACGGCAGTCGTGTTTGCGTTCCAGAGGTTGTATCGCTGCCAGATCTTGCGCCCGCGGATCTGCGGGTGCGTATTCTCGTCCGGCTCGAACTCGACCTGAAGATACTTGCCGTCGCCGGCCTTCGTCATCTTCTGCTCGCTGGTGACGATACGCATGGCATACCATCCCGGCGGCAGCGGCTCGTAGCTCGGCGTGCCTGCGACGCCATCCAGATCAAAATCAATGTTGACCATTTCTCAGTCCTCCTTGGTTTGGTTGGTGAATGATTCGCCGATGGCCTGCTCAAAATCAGCCCAGGACAACGGCAGCTCTGACGGTAGCTGATAGCGGTTCTTCGCGCGCCATGCCGGGCGCTCTTCGGTGTGGATGATGCGCTCGCCTCGACCGGCACCGCGCGTGCGCTCCTGACCCTTGACGGTATCGCGCACGACGTGGACCTTGTAGCTCGCGAAGAGCAAGCAATCGGCCCACTCGCAGACGATGTCGTTCGCTCGCTTGTCGAGCCTCATCTGGTAGCGATCGAACGGCTCATGCTCCGGCGACTCAAACCGCTTGACCTCGCTGTGCGCGATGACGATCACGGTCATGCCTTTCTCCCGAAGAGCATCGAGGCCGTGCAGGAACGTCCGCATCTCGTCGGCTGCGAAGACATATCCCTTGCCGTATCCGAATGCCTCGATGTTCGGCTTGCGCTCGCGCATCGCGACGTGCTCCCAGATCAGCGGCTCAAGCTGGTCGAGACTGTCGATCACGACGGTGCTGAAGTCGTGCTCCTCCGTCAGAAGTGCCGTGATGGCTTCGAGCACGTCCTGGTAGCTGCGAGCGACGGGGAAGTGCGGCACGTCGAGCAGGCCCAGACCTTCTTCGGTCTGAATCAGAATCGGCGCCGGCGCGTGCGCGCCAAACGTCGTCTTGCCGATGCCGGGCGTTCCGTAGATGACGATCTTCGGCGGCTTCGGAGTGTTGGTGCGACGCACAGACGCGAGGCCGACAGGCCGGCGCGTTGGGTCCAGTGGGATCGGTCCAAGATCAGACATAGTTCACCTCGTTTGGTTGGTGGGTTGGTGGGTTGCCGAGCTCACATGAGCTCGAAGTTCTTGCGGTGCAGCGCAGGAAAGTAAGCGTTCAGGCGCTGGATCAACTGCTCTTCGACGAGCACGTCGTTCTTGACGTAGTCCGAGAGCTCGTCGAGCGACATCGACGGCGCATCGCGTCCGTCCGCAGACTTACCGGGCAGGCCGAGCGCGCGCAAGTAATCTGCGAGCCGTCCTGTCTGCCGGCCAAAGATATCGACAGGGTCGATTATCCGAGACCAATCACGGATGCCGGGCCACCACGTTGGCAGCTCGACCTGATGCACCGCGCATCGCATCGCAAGAAACGGCACGTCGAAGGCTCGAATGTTGAATCCACCGACGAGCGGTGGCTCTTCCTGCCGGAGCAGAAACGACGAGAACGCATCGAGCACTTCAAACTCGTCCTCGCTGACGAATGCCTTGATCGGCGCATCGTCGCCGAGCATCGTCACTCCGATCGCTCGGATCTTGCCGTGGCACCAGTTGAGCGATGCCTTCTCGCGCTCCTTCTCAAACGCTGCCTCAACGTAGGCTGCGATCTTCGCTTCGTCTTTGTAGTTGCTCGGCGCCGACAGGCCGGCGCGGATCTGCCCGGTGAACTCCAGGTCGTCCCAGATGTTCGGATCGGGTGCGGTCTCGATGTCAAATACGATGCACGGGTTCATGCTTCCTCCTTGGGTGCGTGCCACTGTTGGCACTTGTCGCAGATAGGTTCTGAGGTGTAGTTGGTCCTGCAATCCGAGCACGGTTGCAGATCGCTGGGGAAGTCGCGTGTCGCGATCTCCCAGACTTCGGCGCAGGAAGGGCACCAGAGTCGGACGTGTCCGTCGAGTCGCATCACATGCGATCCTCGGCCTTCACAGGACGGGCACTCCGTCGGATGCTCAAGCTGCCTGACGGTATCAGCGTCGAGTCGATGGCAGACGACGGGCCGGCGGATCTCGTAGACTTCTCCTGCGTAGACGGCTTCGACCCAGATGGGCGCAGTTCCAGGATGGACCAGCCGAACTCGATCACCTTCGGTTCGCTGCACGCACCAGTAGACTTCGGCGTCGAGGTTGACCGGCACGCGAAGCAGGTCAGACAGGCGCGGGATCGCACCAGATCGCGAGACTTGAATGGTCATCCCTTGAGCTCCTCAAAGCTGCTGACGCGACCGTCAGGCTCGCAGAGCCACTGATCGCCGAAGTAGTCGATCACGACAGACTTACCGCGGGCCTTGGCTGCCTTGGCACCACGCTCGCTCATGTCGACGAAGAACGTCTCGCAATCGTAGACGTGTTCGATGAGGTCCCAGCTGTCGGCGTCGTAAAGCGACATCGCGTGCAGGTAGCTCGCGCTCTGCTCGTCAAAGAAGCCAACACCGCGCGCAGCATCCGTGCAGATGTAGGTCTCGGCACCGTCGTCGATGACGAGTGCGACTGGCTGCTGGTATGCAGCAGAGCAGTCCTGGGCAACGCGCACGCACGCATCGTCAGCGGCTTCAGTCTCGAACACGATCTCTTCCCCAGTCAGTCTGTAAATCCGATAGTTCATCGAACCTCCTCCACGTTCGCAGCCATCTCGCAGAGACTGGCGATTGCATCCATCAAGTCATCGTCGAGATCCTGATCGTTCGGGCCAGCAAGCCACTGGTGATCTGTGATCCGGTAAGCGCCGGTGTAATCCGGCAGAAGAGTTGCCCCGTAGTGCACACCGTTGATCGTCACGTCGATGTCGACGCCGTGCTCGTAGCCGATGAACTCGGACGGGCGCATGTTGCTGGCGCTCAGGATCAGGCCGTTGTGAGTCGTGGTCTTCATGGTCGTTCTCGGTTGGTTGGTCGGTTGAGTGTCGGGGTGAGCTAGGCTCACCCGGTGAAGTGCTTGAGCTCGCGGAAGGTCGGGTAGTCGATCTTGCCGGACTTGAGCATCGCCGTCAGATGCTCGCGCAGCGTGGGCGTCCAGTTGCCGCGGCCCATGCTGTTGTCTTCCAGCGTCCACTGCTCGTAGCCGCGGTTCTCCCAGTCCTCGCCGTTCACCTCAATGCGACCGACGAGAACCTCAAGGCTCTTGGCGGTGACGAGGATGACTTCGTCGCCGGTGCGCGGGCTTTCGGCGATGATGCGGTAGCTAGTCGTCTTGGTCGTGGTCGTCATGGTCGTTCTCGTTCGGTCGGTTGGTTGGTTGGTGTCGCGATCCGTTGCGCGATGGATGAACTCTAGGGACTCATCGGCAGATGTCCATCGTCTTCCCTAGGAATCCGTCGGATTTTCCGCTAGCATCTTCCGCATGACACGCACCAAGAGAGCGCAAGGCATCCAAAGTAAGGCACTTAGGACCGTCCTCGAAGACCTCGGGATGTCCCGAAAAAACCTCGCAGATGCGATGGGTGTCAGCCTTGCAGCCGTCGATCACTGGGTTGCCGGGCGGCACGCACCACCGTCGCACCGCCGTCTGCTCCTCGCCGACTGCCTCGATCTGACGATGGATCAGCTGCGCGCTGTCCTCGCCAACACCGAGGCCGGGTTCAGTCCCGGACGACGCCGTCGCCGGCGGGCATCGCGATGAACCGCTGCGTCAGGTAGTCGCTGGAGCTCAGGAGCTCCTGCTGGATCTTGAGCGCGTTCGGCAGGTGCTTGCCGAGGATCGCCTTGGCATTCGCCGTCTTGCTCATCAGATAGCTTACCGCGAAGGCCGTGGCGCCCGTCCAGACCGTCCACGATCCGCCAGGAACTCGCGTCAGGCCGAACTGCGGAGCACCCTCGACGCACCACTCCTGCGGCAGCGGCAGACCGTCGTCGACGCCGTCGAAGCATCCGACGATGAACGGCCACTCAAGAGCTCCGCTCGACTCACGATGCAACCAGTTCATCACAGTCTGCGTCAGCATCGTCGCGAGGCCGAGTGCCGGCTGCTTGGTCGTGCCGGTCAGCACCTCAGCCGCGGCAAGGCATCCGACGATAACCGTCGCGTGCTCGTAGGGTGCAGCAGCGCGCATCGGCTCCATCGTCCTCGGATCGAAGAGTGCCCAGCTCGCGTTGCCCTTGATCGTCGAGATCGGCATGATCGGGCGCCCTGCCGGAACGTCCTTGCCTTCCCATGTCGCAAGCGTGTTGTGGACGATGGCGATGCAGGTTGCCTTCGCGAGCATTCCGGCTTCCGTCTTGCCGAACAGCCAAGCTGCCGTTGCAAGCGAGAGCAGCGGGCGACCGATCCCACGCGCTGCCGAGTTCGTCCAGCCGTTGATCGTCTGCGTGTCGGCGAAGTCCAGCATGACCATCATGCGCCGGGACTCTTCGAGTGCCGGGTCATCCCACAGCGCAAGGAATGCGTCGATGCCAAGGTCGTCGGTGTGCTGCTCGTCGTCCGTCGTGCGGCGAGAGTGCATCGCAACGCGCGGCAGTTCGCTTGTGAACCACAGCTTGTCCTTGCTGTTCCTCCAGTCTAGGCGCCGGTTGTGCGTCCTGAGCTGCTTGTGATCTTCGAGCTCGATCGGCTTGCCGTCTTCTCTGTAGTAGTGGATCGGGCGGAGCTCTTCGTCGCCGGCGATCACGCGCATGACTCGGTAGCTCGCCGACAGATTCGAGAGTTCAAGCAGACCACCTTCGGCGATTCCGAACCGCTGCGTGCCGGCCTGATTCGCCGACAGCGCCTGCGCTCCTTCTCGCTTGTCGTAGAACGAACCATGCGCGAGCAGATCGTCGATCTTGTTTCTGACCGTCGTGCGATAGGCCATCGTCGATGTTGGCATTACGCCGAGCGTCAGCCAGCGCGCGCCGTCAGGTGTGTTGTGCGTTGCGTAAGACGTGCAGGCACCAATCGGCCACAGCTTCTTGGCTGTCGATCGTAGCTTCCTCTCCAGCATCGACTCACCAGCGACCGGCTCGTAGGTGATCCGATACCACTGCGTGGGCGCGCAGAGTGGGTCGATTTGCATCGGAAGGCCCGAAGCAAACCCGTCGATCATGTTCACTTCGTGCGCTTCGTCGAACGTCACGCGAGGAAGCATTCCATCCGTCGCGCGGCGCGCAAACCGAACGCCGACATCCACGACGGGGTGCATCGAACGCATCCGCACGAACATCACGACGACGCCATCGCCATCAGAGAAGCTAATGCGCTCCAGGCGCTCGGCTTGGTTCTCGCGCAACACCTGCCGGCTGTGCAGCACGTAGTTCTGTTCGCCATGCACCTCGGCGCGGAACTCGGCAGGGATGCTGGGGTGGCGCATGAAGTCTGGCAGCCGGAGCAGGCCGTCGTTCGGGACGAATGATCCGTAGACGTAGTCGCTCGCGAACGAAGCCAGCACGCGCACGTTGATGCCTTGCTTACCTCGAACGAACTGCGTGACGACAGGAAAGCGCGCGCCATAGTCCGTCTCGAACAACATGCCGTGGCCTTCGTCGACCTTGTCGGCGATATCCATCGGAACCGTCACGTCGACCCAGTCGACAGGAATGCCTTCGCCGGCGGGGTGCTGTAGCTTAAAGCTGTTCATGATTCGATCTCCCAGTCTGAATACCGAACGGTGCACCAGCGCACCTGCCGGTCATTGTTGAACGCATGGTCTTCGAGTCCATCCATGATCGACTCCACGACGCCATGCACATCGCGCTTTGTGTTCTTCCGTCCCTTGCTTGGTTGCGGGCCGAGATCGACGATCTCGACTTCCGCCTCTTGCTCTTCCTCAAAGACAACGATCCGCACGCCGACATAATGATCGCCGAAGAACGTCTGCGAAATGCTGCACAGATTTGCTTCGCGGAAGATCGTCGCCATCTGCCGCTGATCTCGCTCGGCATCCTTGCTCTTCGAGATCCATCTACGTGCGCCATGCATTCGAATCTCGGATCGGTTCTTGGCGCTCTTCGGCACGAACGGAAAGCGCAGCCGGATTGTCTTGGTCATAGAACAGGCACCGATCCTCGTTCGAGCGCGCGCAGCCCTGCCGGCAGGATCTCGGCATATTGCTTCGGCGTGACAGCAACCCAGACAAGCGAAGCCATCTTCCGCAACGTGCGAGGCTCGATGCTGCCCGATCCGTCGAGTGCACGGTAGGTGCGAGACTCGTCGTCCCAGAAGACTTTGCCGTTATCGGCCATTGCGCGCAGCGTTGCCGTCTCTTCGTCCGACAGAACGCGATAACCAGGAGCAACCGGGCGCTCGCGACCGGCAAACCAGCAACCGATCGTCGACTGGAAATACTGACGGCCCGATCGCGTGACTCGCACGTTGTGCGCGCCCTTCAACTCGCTCCGCTCCAGCAGGCCGAGGTTGACAAGGTTCCGCACCGCAACACGGCTGTGGTGCTGGCCGTCGGAACCTTGGTATCCAAGCGCCGTCGAGTGCAGGACACCCAGCGACGACGCAGCGCGCAGCGCGAGCATCTGCGGCTTCGTGAGTTGAGGCTTCTTCATTCCTTCACCCACGTCCCGTTGACCATCCGCCCGCGGCGATCCTTGATCTGATCGTAAGCGTGCGCGATGCACTCCTCGATCGTCATATCAAGCTGCGCCGACAGGATCGTCAGCACGACGACCATATCGCCGATCGCATCCTTGATGGCCGGCAGGTCGTAGCGGAGCAAGGACTCGGCGAGCTCGCCGAACTCTTCGCCCAACTTGACGAACTGATCTCGGCCCGTGCAGCCGTGGATGATCTGGCGAGCGTGCGCCCAATCGCGGATTGAATCGAAGTCAGACATCCGACATCTCCTCCGTGAAGTGAAACAGGCTGGCTTGCTTGCCGCTTGATGCTGCATTCTCAAGGTTCATGCACGCCTGCTTGTAGTAGCTGCGCTTGAGCTCCAAGCCGACAAACCTCCGATCTTCCTGCAAGGCAACGTAGCCTTCGCTGCCAATGCCTGCGAACGGGGAAAGAACGAGATCGCCCGGCTTTGACCAAAGCCTGAGCGCGCGACGAATCACGTCCAGCTGAAGCGGGCAGATGTGTCGCTCGTCTTGCTCTTCGCGTGCGCTTCGATGCTGCAAGGTGTCAGATGGGTTGATGTCCATCCAGACAGGACTCGCGTAGTGCTGCCATTCACTGACAGGAAACGACTCATTCGTGTGGCTGACGGGATCGTCGTTGTCGCCCGGCTTACGCATCGTCACGAGATAGTCAGGAATGCCCTGCCTGCTCATGCACGAATCCTTCTTGAGCTGCTTGTGAAGCAGGCCGAGAGCCTTGGTGCGCTGCATTGCAGTCACGGGATCTTTCCATATGCAAACCTCGCTGTGGAAGATCCAGCCAGCATCGGCAAATGACCGAATCAGCTCGCCGCGGAAGTCCCGAATGCCGATGACTCCATCGCGAGCCTTGCTGGTCGGCAAGTTCATGCAGTGGAAAGACAACAGCCGGCCCGGCTTGGTGACTCGATACAGCTCGCCAACCAAGAACTTGAAGTGCTCGCGGAACTCCTCGTCATCCGCACAGTTGCCCATGTCTCGATCGCTTGCGCTGTAGGTGTAAAGCGAAGCAAAGGGCGGAGAGAACACAGAGAAGCCGACAGACGCATCGTCGATCTTCTTGATCGTCTCAACGCAATCGCCAAGGTGCATCGCCCATCCGTCACCAGAAACAGTCTCGGTCTCGTATTCGTTCTTCATCCTCTTGGTTCCTTTCGTGTCAATCTTTGTGATGTCTGCCATGTTTGCGACCATCGCATCAGCCATGGCCTTCGCATCGACTTCTTTGCGCTTGACGTTGTCAACGACAGCACCTTCGGCACTGCTCGTCACAACATGAACGCGCACATCCCGCTTCTGACCAAACCTCCAACAGCGCCGCACGGACTGATACATCGCCTCGTAGCTGTCGCTCAAACCGACGAAGACGATGTTTCGGCAGTTCTGGAAGTTCATGCCGAAGCCGGCGATCTTTGGCTTGGTGACCAGCACCCGCACCTTGCCATCGGCAAAGGCCAGCATCGTCTGCTCCTTGTGCTCGTTGCTGTCGCTGCCGGCGACCTGGACGGCACCGTCAATCGACGCCGTCAGCTGATCGCCTTCGGCGTTCATGTCACACCAGACCAAGAACTGCTCATCTGATGCGTTGCAGATCTCGGCTGCGATGCGAACACGATCGGCAAGGCTGGCACGTCGAGCGGATCGGCGCTCCTGCAACGTCATCTTGCCGACATCGAACATCATGCCGACGGCCTGAACATCCACATCCGCAACGTGCTCGATGTAGTTGATCGCCGGCAGGGTGTATCCATCGTCATCGTGCCCGATGTCTGACGGCTTGCGGATCATGACCGACCAAGAACAGATCCATTCCCAGAACGATCGCTGCGCGTGACCCTTGAGTCGCCACTTCTGCGTTTCTCCACCATCGTGGCAGAAGAACATCGACAGCATCTCAACGCGAGTCATCGCGCCCACGAACTCCGCATGGTTGCCGAGCTCCATGTAATCGTTCGGCGCCGGCGTTGCCGTGCAAGCAAGCCGATACGGTGTCGACTCAAACGACTGGATGATCTGATTCCTGAACTTGCCGGTATATGCCTTGAGAATGCTGCTCTCATCAAGAACAACACCGGCAAACAATGATGGGTCAAAATGATGCAGCATCTCGTAGTTGGTCACGATGATGCTGCCATCGCCGATGTCGCTGTCAGATCGAGCCAGCTTGACGCCTTCAATGCCAAACTTGGATGCCTCGCGCACGGTCTGCGAAGCAACCGCAAGCGGAGCCAAGATCAAGACTGGCTCGCCGGTGTGCATCGCAACATTGCGAGCCCAAACCAACTGCATGGCAGTCTTACCCATGCCGCAATCAGCAAAGATCGCAGCACGACCACGACGCACGGCCCATGTGACAAGGTCGCGCTGGAATCCAAAGAGCTCATCCGGCAGAAACATCGGATCAAATCCGTGCATCCCGTCTTGGCGGCTCTTGCGGTCAAGGAACTCTGCGTAGTTCATGCGCGCCGCTCCCATGCCCGACGAATCAGGTATGCGGCAATGCCGATCAGCGCGATCGCGGCCATCAGATCGACCAACGCATCGCCGAAGATGAAGATCGGCGCCACGAACGCCGCAAAGGCAAGCCAGCCGATCACGTAGGCTGACCCCTCGATCTCTTCGGCACTCCGGCCTTGACCACCAGCCACCAGCGGCAGGTCGTCACGATTCTTGCTGCACATTGCGCTCCTCCTTCATCATGCAATCAAAAGCCACGTCATCGTAAGCATTGATGTAAATGCCCTCTGATGACATAACCATTTCCAAAGCGATCGCTTTTGCGCGACCTACGACCCAGACGTCCGCTTGATCTTCAGGGGTATATAGAGGGTCGATATATTGGGGATCTGCATTGCAACGATCTGCAAATTCCTGACTGCCGACCAGCGCCTGGAGGGCGGCAGCCGCAAACATATCGAACCGGTCCATCCACCTTTGGGCCTGCCTGTCGGCCTCCCTGAACACCTCGGCCTCAGCAAGTCTCGCATCACGGACTTCCAGATACCGAGCAACACGATTTATCTGCCTAACTTTGCTTTCGCCATCCATCTCGAATCCTCCTTGAAGGTCAAAAGACCTGCCCGCCGACGTGTGGCCCCGAAGGTGAGTCGAAACGAAACACGTCGGCAGGCAGTGCCGAGAACATCTCGGCTGACCAGACCGCGCAGCCACGCAGCAGGCGATCGGGCTTCCGACAGACCTACACACCGACGGCTGTGGTGTCCAGCCGAATCCTAGACTTTCGTCGGATTCTCTCGGGATCATCGACCGATCCACGACAGTTCCATGGAGGCCGATTTCGATGGGACTGTTCCACCCCAAAACCACGACAGTTCCATCGAACCACGACAGTTCCATTTTTGGGTTTTTTTCATGCTCTAAACCGCAAAGTCGGAACCACCGGCAGGACAATAGTTTACGTCGGCTGAATTTGTAAATCCTAGACTTGGTTCCACGACGAATCACGAAATGGTTCATACCATGAAACTATCCGGTGAGATCGTAGCTACATTCATAACCTATTATCTTTCAATCACTTCTGACTATGCACCACGGTTGAGTGTAGCACATGCTCACTTCCGGTTATTCATTCCCCCCCCTCTCCTCCCCCCCCTAAAGGGGGGAGAGAGGATAGGGGGGTGAATAACCGAATTGGGCTGGGCTTGGGCTGCACTCGAACCGCCGTGGCTTGGTCATGAAACAAGCAAGAAATCCCTGAAATGGGCTGGATCGTCGAGAAGGGCTCTGGAATCGCTCAGAATCGACGCAAGGTTTTGGGGGTATCCTCGGAGGGGTCGACCCGTCTGCGTCGATCCTGGGGCGCGCTAGAGGCCTTCTCGGCGATGCTGGGGGCGTCGAGTGACTCGAAACTGACTCCGGCGAGCGAGCGGCCTGATCCGAACCGTCGGCGATGACAAGATGTGCTCCCCCTGCCGGCGGTTCGCGACGCTAGGATCGGGTCATGGACGACCTGACTCGGCTGCATCTCGACGAGCTGACCCGGCGCATTCGGCATCGTGCCGGACTCGTGATCGAGCTCGGAGAGCTCCTCGACGAAGTTGCGGATCGCGTCGACGATCTCGGGAAGCATCGGGCCGCTGACTCGCTGCGACAGAGCGCCGACGACATGCGCCACCACGCGAAGTGCTTTGAGATTCTTGGCTCGCGGAAAAGTTCTTGACTCTGCCGGCTGGCGAAGCTGGTAGAACCGCCACGATGGAACACCGGGAAGTCCTCGATCCGCAGCACTACCGATGGATGCAAGATGCCGTCGGATGCGAACCGAAGGACATCGCCGGACTCCTGCCGTATCACCCTGGCACGGCGCTCGTATACATCCTTCGAGCTGGGAGGAAGGAATACAGTGGCAAAGACTCCGAAGAGGCCGCAATCATCGAGTTCGGAAAAGCCATCCGGCACCTCCAGTTCGAGATCGAAAGACTCCGCCAGCGAGTATCTCGCAAGCACGCAGCCGAGAGGACGGGTGCCGCTGATATCTGTGATTGATATTGAGCCGCAGACATTCGAAGCCTGCCGGAAATGGCTCATTGCGCGCGAGAACGGGACATCGAATATCAGCTTCAAACAGTTCTATGAGGAGTTCCTTCAGCCGGTCCTGAAGACCAAATACAGCCGGCGACATCTTCACGACTTCGTGAGGCAACACGATGTCCGATGACAGCGCCGGCGAGTATCTGATCCAGGCCGAGCAAGATCGGCTGCGGCTGGAGAAGGATCGGATCGAACGCGCCGCACGCGAGGAAGTCAGGCAGCTCCAGCGGATGCTCGAACTCGAACGCGAGCGTGCCGAGCTCGCCGAGCAATCACTCGACTTTGCGCTGTCGATTCAGAAGCCGCCGGCCAAGCAGATCATCCCTATCCCTGCCGGCAAGCAGAACCAAGCCATCCCGATCCTCGTCGCGTCGGACTGGCACGTCGGCGAGACTGTCGACCCTCGGACTGTCGCAAACCGCAACGTCTACGATCCGGACATCGCCAAGAAGCGAG